AGGAAACACCGCCGCCACCAGCACCCTCCTCGCCCTTCTTTTTACCGACATTAAGCAAGGCATTGCGGAGTTTCTCGCCCTTAGCATTTTGAGCAGCCTTGCTCTCTTCCGTCTCAGCGAGCTTGGGGCCTTCGGGGGTGTTGATAACACCAGCCAACTTGCCAGCCACTTCGCCTGTGCCAGCCTTAATAGCCTGCCAAAATCCGTTAAGGCTACTGCCTAACTTGTCCAGGTTGTCGGCGGACTTCTGGCTCATGGTTGCAGTGCTAGCCATTGTATCCCTAAACTCTCCGTAGTTCTCAAGGACAGGGATTAGCGAGGTGGCAATCTTGTCCCCGAATACGCGACTAGCGACTGCGAACTTTTCCTCTTCTGAGGCCGCTCCCTTAATCGCTTCGCCGATACGCTCAAAGACCTCAGCCTGCTTAATGTTGCGGTTGATGATGTCTTGATCGGAGAAGCCGAGCGCCTGCAGGGTTTGCATCTCCGGGCCTTGCTGCTTAGTCGCGGCCGCATCGAGCATCTTGTTGATGTCCTTTTGTGCCTTGGCGATTTCTTCAACGGACGAGCCGTAGTCCTCAGCGGCAAACTTGAGCTTCTGATATTGTTCAACCGTGACACCTAGACGAGCTGCTTGGTCTGCCACGTCACCCATTTCGTTAATGACTTGCGACACCTTCTGAAAGGCGGCGATGAGCAACGTCGCACGAGCAGCAATCATGGAAATGCTGCTTGCCATACCCTTGCCAAAATTGGCCATCGACTTTTCAATGTTACCCATCGTCGCACTCGCCTTGTCGTTAGCGACGATATCAAATTGCATTGCTCGGCTCATTGGGCGGGGGGTGGGTCTCCTACCCTTGCGAGTTCGTCAAGCAACTCCTCGTCCTCAGAGGTTAGCACGTCCAACCTTGCCCCATTCACAATACTCGAGGAGGTAGAAAGCCAAATGGCCTGCGCCTCGGGCAAGTGCAATGCCTCCTCAAGGGTGTGACCGTTACGCGTGAGGTTAGTAATAATCGAAAGCACCCAGGGGATGCCGTTGTTTCGACTGCCCGCTCCCGATTCTTCTTTTCGCTCCCAGAACTTAGGCCAGCAATCCATTCTAACGTGCCGTCTGATCGCATCTATCGCGGCGCAGTAGTTAGCCGTCTGGTTGAGTTTAGCAGCCTGCCATTTGTCCCGCCAGCTCGGGCGGTCACTCGGCTTCTCGGAGCAGATGCGAGCAAAGTAGACAATCTGAGCAGGGGTGCAGTCCTTGCCTGTCATGATGGGGTGCTCTAGGGCGGTCAGCCATAGGCGGTGCTTAAGACACCATGGGTAAAGGTCATACCCACAGAGGCGAGTTGCCCGAGGGGTCAGAAAGGCGTTTAGGAACCGTTTGTCCATTTGAGAGGGGTAGGACACCTATTGACGGTCAAAGGGCTTCCTAGGGCAAGCCAGATAGCAAAAACAAGGGCTCCCGTAGGAGCCCCTGCCGACCAGTTCAATACCAGTCCGAATTAGGAGTAGCTGCTGATACCTTCGTAGGAGGTAGCAGACAGCGAGATGAGCGAGAAGCCCTTATTGGTTCCGCGGTCTTCGATGCGGGTCACAACGCCATCAAAGGTAATCTCATTGCCGGCAAACTGAAGGCGGTCACCGATAGCGACGCTAAAGGTCGCGGACTGAAGGACACCCTCAATGCTGATTTCGTTGGTACGGCCGTCGAGGCGGTGGGTCACCGTCTTGCCAGTCTCGTCTGCCACAAGGTCATTCAGCTCGAAGGAGCGTGTGATTGTGTACGATTGTACGGTGATATTAGCAGGAGCCGAGGCCCCAGGAGTAATACCGTATACGTGCGCCGTGCCTTTTGTGACTGCAGCCATGGTGTTCTACCCTTGGTTGACTGTCAAGACGGTCAGGCGGGGAGTACCACCGTGACAACGAAGGTAGCCATTGTGCCTAGGGCACGGTCACCCTTGCCGTCATCCACCGTATCCGGGGTTACGTCGTAGCAGGTCGCATCGCCAATAGTGCTAAAGGCCGCTTTGATAGCGCTGAGACTCTGCATTGCACCAAGCATACCAGCCGAGCGGTCTCGGTGATTCGTTAGTGCCGAGGTAGCATCAGCCGAGGTATAGAGCTCGAGGGTGACATTGCAGGCGTAGTTGCCTAGACCCTCGGGCAGATCGGGTGGGTTGCCGACGCTGTTGCAGTTAATGACAAGGGCTGGCAGTTGCTCCGTTGCGACTTCGATACCCTTGTAGATATTGACGCCCGAGAGCTCTGTCTGTGCAGACAGGTGAGCCAGGAGGGCAGATTCTACGATTTCTCGGATGGATTTAGTTCCCATAAATTAAGATGCGTTAGGCGGTGCGCTGCGGTTCCAGTTGCGGACAAGCTTATCGGCGTACTGCTGGTAGGGACGTTTGGCGATTGCCGCTTTTCGGTGTGCAACGACCAAGGCGAAAGTCTTAGTGCGAAGGCCAGCACCGTCGTTGTCTCCGATACGGTTCGTGATGACAACCTTCTTGATAGGTCGGTTCATGCCGAAGTTTTTGACCAACGTACCATTGCCGCCGTGGCGAGTAATGTACTTAGGCAAACCCTTAGCACCAGCATCTACAGTGCGTCCAAAGATAACAAGGCCGCGGCCATAGGTTGAGATGATTTCCCACCAGCCAGACTTGAGCTTACCGATCTGCTGGGCGCGTTGTTTGATGTATGCCTTGATGATGGAATCCTTAACGATGTAAGGATAACGCTTAATCTCAGCATTAGGACGGCCTTCGCGTACCACACGACCATTCTTACGCTGGCCTTCGTGGATGAAACGCATTTGCCCGGCATTGTTAATTACCTTCGAGCGGCTGGGTTTATTGGCAAAGATGTTTTTAGCCTTTTGATAGGCACGCTCTTCATCTCCGTCGTTATAGATTTTGGAGATGAGCGTCGATGAGGTGCTATGGAATGGTTTGCTTCTCCAGCGGGTAAAAGCCGATTTAGTTCCAGCAAGTCCGCTTTTAGAGAATACCGCGGGAAGTGTAGAATTAGGAACGGCGAAGATGGCGCGCACGTCTTTGTCGATAGCACGCTCGCCCATTTTGCCAGCTGCGGCCGTGTCACCCTTACCGCCTCCAGCAACCAACGGAGGAGCGTACTTGAGCGCCGCGCGTGCCGTTAGGCATCCTTCCTGCATTAAGATGCTTTCAGTCAGTGCGCCCATCTGACGAGTGAACCGAGACCAGTCGGCTCTCATGTTTGCCCCTCTTGGGCGAAAGTTGAAAGCAATCATCGGTCATCCTGGGCACGCACCTGCAACTCGACCCAGCCCGAGCCGGGCTTATAGGACACGCCCTCGATTCGGTAGTTGCGATTGCCTTGCTCAGTAGCGACGAGCGTCTTGCCGATGGCTAGTGTTGAGACGATAGCACCCGAAGAGATAGCCGCGGCGCAGGCCGTGCCGTAGGAGGTTGTCCAAGATGCGCTGGCAGCGACTAGCCGACAGGTGTGCGAGACCTTCTCGATGAACCCGCCTTCAGTGAGGTCTTGCGTGATATTTGGGCCATCAATCAACACCTGCCACGATGTGCCGCCGCCCACGGTAGTCCATGTCTGGGCAAGGTCAGCCATATCGCCGATGATAGCCTTCGCGTCTTCAACTAGCTCGGATTGCAGCATGGTGGTGGTCTACCCTTGGGATAAGGTCAAAAAAAGAGGGCTCCCGAAGGAGCCCCCTGTTTCAGTTATCTCAGACCGCTTAGGCAGTCTTGATACGCTTGAGGCTGGTACCGCGGGCCTTAGCAGCGCCGAAGAGCAGCGTGGCGGTCAGACGGAGGAAGCCGTCGGTGCCCTTGCTCTTGAGAACCTGGACAGCGAGACCCGAGGGGTCAACTGCGTTGTCCGACTCACCGACGAACATCTCAGCGGAGGGGAGAGCCGAAGCGATGGCGATGGCATCCTTACCGCAAGCGAACGCAGCGAGGTTCTCGCTGTTGGTAGGCAGATCGGTGAACTCGTACACGTTCATGCCGGCAACCTTGCCGATGGTGCCGTCGACCACAGTCACGCCATTGACGCCGTTCGAGGAGAAGGCCTGGGTGAGGGTAGCGTCCTTACGGAGAGCGCCAGCGTAGGTGCTGTTGAGGATGAGCGCGCGCTGCTTGCTGGCCTTAGCGGCCGAGAGAGCGGTGTTGAGGTCAACCACGTCATCGTAGCCGAAGTTAGCGGCGGTGACAACGGCGTTGGCCGAGAAGTT